CAAGAGACAATAATACCCGAACGACAAGCAGCCCATGAGTGGGGTACTAAACAAGGCGGGTCATATTACGCTGTTGGTATTGGTGGTGGTTTGACTGGTAGAGGATTTAACGTTGGAATTATAGACGACCCAGTGAAGGATGAAGAGGAGGCAGCTAGCCAGACTATCAGGGATAAGATTTGGGATTGGTATCAGAGAGTCTTTAGAACTAGGACAGAACCCGATGCGGCTATCATAGTAGTTATGACGAGGTGGCACCAAGAAGACCTTGTTGGTAGACTTTTAAGACAGGCAAAAGAAGACCCTACCGCTGACCAGTGGGAGATCCTACATTTCCCTGCTATAAAAGATAATCAGGCTTTGTGGCCGGGGAGATACCCTGTAGATATATTGGAGAAGGTTAGGTCGTCTATTGGTAGCAGGGCTTTTGAAAGTCTATACCAAGGCAATCCTACGGTAGCAGAAGGCCAGATAATCAGGCGGGAATGGTGGAAGTATTATAATGAGCGGCCTAACTTCCAAAGGGTAATCCACAGTTGGGACACCGCTTTTAAAGATAAATCACAGAATGATTACTCTGTTTGCACGGTATGGGGGGAAGTTCAGAATGGATATTATCTTTTAGATGTGTGGAGAGGTAAGGTAGAGTTCCCTGAATTAAAGCGGGTTGCAATGTCGTTAGATGCTAGAGATAATCCTAGTGCTGTTGTTGTAGAGGATAAGGCCTCGGGGCAGTCATTGATACAAGAATTACAACGTGACACTAGGATACCTGTTATACCATTCAAGGTTGATACTAATAAAGTCGCCAGGGCGTATGCTATCACTCCGTTGATAGAAGCGGGGAAGGTATTCCTGCCAGAGAATGCTCATTGGCTATTTGATTATATCGAGGAATTGTCAGCTTTCCCTAACGCCGAGCATGATGACCAGGTAGACTCAACAACACAGGCTTTAGCTTTTATGCGTAAGGTAGAAGAGCGCGGGCAGATAATTATATATGATGCAATGCAAGCCGTTGATATGGAGTTATAAAAAGGAGGGAATATGGAAGGAACGGGAATAGTAGGCGCAGGTATATTGGAAAGCCCAAATCTAGGTGTTAAGGTAAAAGTGACCACATTCAAATGCAAGTGCGGTATGTGGATTTTAGACAGAATACTCCTTGCTCCAGGTGATATAGTAACTTGCCCAATATGCGGGGCAGTTTATCACTGCAATGATACAGGGCTAAAAGAGAGGACATAGAGATATTATGAAGAGTTTTGACCAATTATTTATGGAAGCTACCCAGTCGGTTGAAGAGGAACTCAAGATTGAGGACAAGGGTTGGATAACTTTAGGTAGTGGTAATAATGTTATAACCGATGCGGCGCGGATAGTGAATGTCCAAACATCTCGATTGTATTATGCCAAAGACCCGCTAGGTAAGCAAGCTATCAGACTGTGGACGGATTACACTTTTGGCGGTGGCATGACATGGCAGACTGAAGACAAGCAGGTTAGCGATGTATTAGATAGCTTCTGGGATGCTCCTATAAACCGACCTGTCCTATCAGCTCAGGGACAGCGTAAATCGTCTAATAAATTATTGGTCGAAGGTGAGGTATTCTTTGCTATATTCTTAGGGAAGGAAACTACTATACGCCTAATCAACCCGCTAGAGATAACCGAGATAATCTCTAATCCTGACGACAAAGAAGACGTGAGATTCTATCGCAGGTCATGGACAAACGCACAAGGACAAGCTAAGACCTTTATATATCGTAGTGTAATGAATCCAAAGGGTGAGCCAACGGTGGATGCAGAAGGCAAGGAAGTAAGCCAGACAGAGGGGGCGCTTGTTTATCATTTGGCATATAACACAATCGAGCAGAGAGGCAACCCTCTCTTATTGCCAGCACTGGATTGGATTAAACAATACCGGAAATTCCTAGCCTCTAGGGTAGCTATCATGCTAGCTCTAGCGAGATTTGCATGGCACGCTAAGACCAAAGGAGGTCAAGCCTCTATTAACACTGTCAAGGCAGCATTGAATGATAAGACTCCTGATGCTGGGAGTGCGCTAATAGAAAATGCCGGCGTAGATACCCAACCGATTAAGACGGATACTGGAGCCTCGAATGCCTATCAAGACGGCAAGATGTTAAAACTACAGGTTTGTGCTGCTGTAGGAATCCCTGAACAGTATTTTGGTGATGTTTCAGCCGGCAGCCTTGCGACTGCCCAAACTGTTGAACTCCCAATGATGAAGATGTTTCAATCCTACCAGAAGATTTGGGGGGACACGTATCAGAATATAAACAACATCGTACTAGGGAACGCGAACATCCCGCCTGATAGATGGGCGGTTGATATTGACTTCCCACCGATTACGCCTACTGACGCTATAGCGGTAGCAGACGCAATTGGCAAGTTGGCGATGGTAATGCCTTCACTTGCTGACTCCAGGGATGTTCAGCAAATGGCCTTACTAGCATTGGGGATTAACAACACTGATGATGTGTTAAAAGCCATGAATGAGTCTAACCCGAATGTGTCGTTAATCAAAGCATTGAGAGGTTTCAAGGAAAGCATAAAGGAGGAAATATGAAAACAGAGGTCAAAGTATCAGTAATCACATATCCGAATAACAAAGCACCTATAGCCAGAGTTCGGAAGGCTGTATTTGGAGCTGGAGGTAAAGTCCTCGGGAAGTGGGGCCTATCTCGTTCTGGGAGATGGATGAGAATACCAGCAGGTGCAATGTGGCCTGACAATGCGGAGTTGGAAGTTATGATAGGTCAAGCTGCCCCTGAGGAGAGCGCATGAAATGTACAGTTTGCGGAGGGTCAGGTATTGAAGAGTTCGAACATGGGCTTATATCCAGACAGTGTATCCACTGTAAAGGTACAGGGGAAGAGCCTGTTAGCAGAGTTGAACCAGATAATCAGCCTATTGGAAGCTCAGATACCAGCAAACCCACAGAGCCCAAAAAACGAAAGGTTAAGGCTAGGGCTTCAAAGAAAGCTCGCTAAGTATTTCGATAATTTAGAGAAGGCATTCCCTTATTCTAAACTGGCTGGTATTTATAATAGGTATGTAAAGGAGTAGTTGTGGATAAAGAATTTAATCTCCCAAATTTAGAAACAGCAGTAGGGGAAATGCGCAGGGAAGACTCTGGGATTCCTGTTATTGGAAAACGGCAAAGATGTTCCCCATGCCTACGTCTTAGTAATTTTGCTATTAAACTAGGTTTCAATGTAAAATCAGCCGAAGAATTTATCAGGCACGAACTGGGGGAATAGATTGCCATTAGAAGATGATGTCTTAAAGGCTTTAGGAAAGGGTGAGATAGATTTTGGCCCAATACTGGCTTACTTTGGCGAAGATATAAAGTCTACAATAGCTGGCTTACAGGCTGAGACCTACATCTCTGGTACGGCTGAGATGACATCATGGGGTAAGACTAAGGGCGGAATCCCAATATCCTATGAAGGCCCTCCTATTAAGGCAGCGGTAGATTGGGCAGAGAAACAAGGCGCTCGATTAGTCACTCAGATGGACGAGGAGACCAAAAGGCGGTTAGCAGATGTAATTAGTCAAGGCATAAAGAACAAGCGGGGCATACCAGGAATACAAAGAGATTTAAGAAAGGCGTTTACTGATATGTCAAAGTATCGGTCTAGAATGATAGCACGAACCGAGACAGCTAATGCTTTATCTACCGCCTCATTAGACAGCATGAAGGATATGGGGATAGAAGGGAAAGAATGGGTCTGGCCTGGTACAAGTGATTGCGGTATATGCTCTGCGAATGCTGCTGCTGGTGTGATACCAGTTAATCAAGCATTCCCAAGTGGCGACATGGCGCCTCCTGCTCACCCTAACTGCGAATGTGCGCTGGCACCGGCCTTGCTACCTAAAGCAGCAGATAAACGCTTAACAGATGCGCCAGAACAAGTGAAGAAATCGGTTGTTAGTGGTAAAATGTATGATGGTAAGAACTATAACCTAATCAATAGTGACCTTAAGAAAATTTCAACAATGACGCCAGATGAGGTGAAACGAGCTACTGCGGCATCTGTAGACGCTGCAAAAGAGCAACTAGGAAGGCGCTATGGTCTGATAAAACGGGAGGAGATGCGGAAGGCACTAAAACCGACTACAGAATATAGATTGGGTCTAGGGCAAGGGAAACTTGACCACCTTAATGCACTAGATTATACATCGGTGAGAAAGGATGCTGCTTTTAATATGGGTTATTACGAGGGGTATGGCGCATCGGATAGCAACTTATTTAATGACCTGACCACAAATGTCAACTTCTTTTTATCAAAGGGGGCAGTATGATATTACCACCAGCTATTGATAAACTTCCATCTGAGAAGAAGAAGGCTTGGAGAAAGGAATTTGAAAAAGCCTTGCTCAAATATGGAGAGTTAACAGATTATGATTTTTTGTGTGGCCAGGCTGCATGGCACGCTATTCAAAAGAGTACTAAGCGCCAGCGATATTAAGGAGATAATGAATCAAGATAAAGAACTTAAAGAGGAACTTGATAAAATAGACTGGAAAAAGTATCTTGACTATGGTAATATTAAAGTACAGGTGCGTAATGGTAAAGAAACGTTAATAGCCATTGAGAGAACGTATCCAGATTAAAGGAGGGAATTATGGAAAAGGAGACAATGGTAAAAGCATTTAATGAGTGGATAAGGCGGTATATCGAAGAGCCTGGTGAGTTTGAAGTAGAATTTCAAACTGTGATAGAATTTCTACGAGCAAATGCAAATGGTGAAGAACCTACCTATGGAGATAATTGCACAGCCTATCTCCATGAATTAGCCAAAACAAGCTGATTAAAGGAGGAACCTTATGTTAACAGCAGAAGTAGGTAAAATGTGGTTGGAAGGGGCAGCGGGGTTTGGCCTAGCAATGGTGATAGCTGTATTTGCTATTAGGTTTATAATAGGGTTCTTTATCACAGAAGGATATGAGCCATCGCCCAAATCTATAAAAGGCTTGAGTGATAAATTAGATAATATACAAACACTATTAGAGAAAAAGGAGGAACCTTAAATGAGCCAGAATGATAGTATAGTTGAAATGTTATCAGAGCAGAGAGCAGGCTCTAAATTAAAGCGTATGTCAATAGTGCACAGTAACTCATCTCCCTTTCCTAACCTCTCGCAAGTAAACTTTGTATTTGAGGGTGATAAAGATGAGGAACGAGTTGTAGTTGTGTGGGGGAAGGATTTGGGTGTAGGGTTTGGCAGGCAGGAAATCTAAAGTTAAGGAGGAACCTTATGGAAGTAGTAATTGGGGTAATATTATTGGTATTTGTTGTTTGCCCTATATTAGCAGGAAGGGAATACGATATAACCTATCGGGAATATATCGGAATGCTCTTGCATAAGTAGTGATTAAAAAATAAATTAATTCAATTAGCTAGACGGAGGACCCGCAGGCTGTAAAAGGTTTGCGGGTCTTTTTTTGTATTTGAGGAGGGAATAATGCCATATACGGTAGAGAAACCACCTGACGCAATTAAGGGATTACCACAGCATTTAATTGAGATATGGGTTGCTGCCTTCAATGCTGCATTTATCCAGTACAAAGGTGACGAAATGAAATCATCGGCTACGGCATGGACTGCTGTTAAAACTAAATACGAGAAGGTGGACGATAAGTGGGTAGCTAAAGAAGCTGTGCATCCACACGGAGAGCATGTCTGCTATTGCCCTAAGTGTAATGAGGAGATAACCGTTAAAGAGAATGTCAAATGCAATACCCAAGTCTGCCCTGAGTGTGGCACTCGCATGAGGGCGAAAGACATTGGGGAACGGAGGGAATCTATGGACGATAAAAGAGAATCTTTGCAGGCTGCGCTAATGGCCAGGTATGGGGTAGCAGAGGAAGCCTCTCCAAAACCTGAGAGCATAACCGTTGAGGAGGTTTACGACACTGAATTGATTTATAACATCGATGGGCAGTCGTATAAATTGTCTTACGAGGTTGCCGAGGATGGTTATTCATTCGGTGAGCCAGAGAAGGTTGTTAAACAAATAACCTATGAACCTATGGAAGCGTTGCAAGTCGTTTATGCAGAGATTATACAAGAGGCTGGTAAAAGAAACGCCTCGCAGGACTCCGGAAGGATTAAGAAGATTATGGAGTTATGCCAAGAGCTTTTATCATCTGACGACATGGATATTACCAAATTAAAGAAGGCAGTCAAAGAGGCTACCTCGACATTGACTTGGCTTAAAGAGCAAGCCGTTATGCAGACAGAGGATGGGGTTAAATATCCATCGGCTGCTTATGCTTATGTACCTGATGTAGAGAAGTCCTCGACCTGGAAATTAAGGGTATGGGAAGACCTTGATAAAAAAGTTACTAAGGCACAGTTAGGCCGATTGGCTGCGGCTTTATCACCTGGAGGGTTTAGAGGACAGAAAGTCGCAATCCCTGCGGCTGATTTATCAGCAGTCAAGCGCAAGATACGAACAGAATATCGTAAACTTGAAGTAGCTGATGAGGATATACCACGTTGGGTTAAGGAAACAGAAACACGAGAGCTTGTCTATAATTATATACCGTTAACAGAAGCTAAATTTGATAAAGGGCGCGCGACAGTAGTGGTTATCAGGCCAGGGTTCAATTCTGATAAGTCTCGATATTACCCTGCCGAGATGCTGAAGCGTGATTTTGGCGTATTTGAAGGGCACAAGATGTATGCGGATCATCCTACCGTTGAAGAAGACAAAGAACGTCCTGAAAGGTCGATTAAGGATTGGGTTGCGACCTTGTCTGAGGTAACGTGTGACGATAATGGCGTAGTAACTGGAGTTGCCGAGGTTATCGAACCGTGGTTGATGCAGAAGCTGGCCTCATTGCGGGATAGGGGAATGCTTAACGAAATGGGCATCTCCATTAATGCAGTAGGGAGTGCATCTAAAGCAACCATCGAAGGTTCGGAGACTATGGTAATCGAAAAGCTCGTAGCTGCCAGGTCAGTTGATTTTGTAACTGAGCCTGGGGCTGGCGGAATCGTTACATTCTACGAGTCGGACAGGTTTGATATTGACCTGGTTGACCTTGAAGGAATAAAAGATAGGCGCCCTGATTTGGTTAAAACTATTGAGGCTACTGTCAGGGCAAAAATACAACAGGAGGTTAAAAGAACAATGGAATTAGAAGAGAAGGTGAAAGAGTTAGAGGAGAATATTTCAACCCTAACTACTGAGAGGGACGAGCTCCAGGGGAAAATCACTGAGGCGGAGAAGGAAAAGGCGAAGGCTGAAGCGAGGGCTATCATAAAAGAGGCTGTCGATAAAGCTGAGTTACCCAATGCTGCCAAAGAGAAAATACTGGAGAGATTCGCGGATGCGGAGTCTGCTAAAGGAATAGAAGATGCGATTAAGTCTGAAATAGATTACATCGCCAAACTATCCGAGGCAGGCAAGGTGAAGGACTTAGGGGCTTCTAAACCCGAAGTGAGTAATGATTCACTGAAGGAATCTTGGAAGAAGCTCAACCCAGAATGGACGGATGCTCAAATTGAGATAGCCGTTTCTGGAAGGTAAATTAACAATAGGAGGTAATTATTATGCCAGGAGTAACTGCAGGAGTTTACGCAGGAGATTTAGACGCAGGTACTGAAGTGTCCTCATCTGATGAGGGCCGAATACTTACAGCTCGTGAGGACGAGCTAATACACCCTAAGCACACAGACGGAATGGTTGATGTGCGAGACCCGGTTGTAATTTGCGATGCTGGCGTTTCTACCACGTATGGCGTGGTTGTTGGCGTTGCGCGTATTTCTGGGGCTTCAACCTCAGACCTTATCTCTGTTGACACCGAGGGTATCTTCAACCTTACCGTTTATGGTGAGGATGATGACGGAGACAGGGCTATTGAATTTGGTGACCAGCTTTATATCAGGGCTGGAGCACTACCTGGAGTCGCTAATGCAGATGGTACGGGTGACGCTGAGATAAGCAAAATAAGCAACAGCGTTGTTCAAGTGCCGTTTGGTGTTGCCTATGGCAGCTTAGTAGCTAACGGGGCAGGCGTCATTGCTGTCAAGGTACACAAGGAAATTAACCTAGTCGGCAACGTTGCTGACAAGGGGCTTGACCATGTTCAAGGAACTACCACTGACCCAATCGCATGGGGGGTTACTGGTGATCACATCAAGTCTATGACTTTCACAGTTGGAATCTTAACTGACTACATCAACGCAAATCGTATCCACATGCTGACCACAGATGATATTACTGCTGGAGGTGTTTACAACATCTATTCTAGGCAGGATATTAAACATGGTATTCAGAACATGATTGGCATCAATTCTCTATGTTACATCCTTCCCGATGCTGACGAAGCCATGAACCAGGCGCTCGCTCTTAGTGGCCAAATCTACATCAACAACGCAGGCCATGAAATCACACTGGGCGACAATATCTCAGCCTGTCAGCTAAATATGGACCAGACGCTTACCTCAATCGTGACTGGCACTTTCCCTGCTGAGAACGGCTGGGTCAATGGCCTGTTTGTTTACATGAACGGTATCGAACATGACAACGCTGGGAAGACAGCTGGTGTCCATGTTGTCCAGGGTGGGGGAGGCACTTCATTCCCTGACTACGGTATCTACATCTTACAGGAATCAGCTAACGCTTTAGCCGCTATCAAGATTGAAACCAAAGCAGTAGACACGTTTGGTATTGAATTTGATGGCGACCTTGGCTTTGGCTTCGTTTCAATGCTTCGCTACTCCGGTAGCGCAGCTGCTGCCAACTGCGAGTTTTTCCTGCAATTCGATAATGCCGCAGGTGCTGAAGGTGGGGGCATGGTGCTAGAGGATAATACCGACAACGCCGCCGATTCTGACTTCCAGATAGCTGTAAGGCTTGCTGGTGATACCGTAACCCGTTGGATTAGACTCTACGATTAGAGTTAAATACAGTTAATTAAAAAGGAGTGGAAAATGAAACTAACAAACATGGAAATCTTGAACGCAAAGGCACCGCTAACAGAACTTGTAAAACAGCAATTCCCTGTTAAGACTAGCTTAGCATTGGTTAAACTGGTACAGAAACTCAACGAATTTCTGATACCAATCGAACAGGTGCGAGATGGGCTTATTAAAACGTATGGGAAGCCTGACCCTAAGAACCCAAACCAGATGAGTGTTAAACAAGGTGATGAGGGATGGGTTAAGTTCTCAGAGGAGTTTGCTGAGTTAATATCTCAAGAAGTTGAGGTGGTATTTCAGCAGGTAACCCTACCTGACACGCTTGAGATTTCCCCAGCCGTCTTGATGGCTTTAGATAAGTTCGTCAAGACATAAAATAACACAGGAGGTTAAAAACAAAATGCCAGAATTAATGAAACTAATGGATGACTGGAATGGCTATACTGCCATGAGCGCAGTCTCTAAAGGCGAAGGATACGAGCAAGCACTAAAGGAAACGGTTGACTTGTTATCTAACGCTAAGGGCTTTCCAGCACATAAACATGAATACCTACTTAGGGAGGCGATGACTACATCGGACTTCCCTTATCTGTTCGGGGATGTATTGGATAGACAAGTCTTAGCATCTTATAAGGCTGTTGACCCAGTATGGAAGGCGATTGTGAAGTCGTCTACAGTAAGAGACTTCAAAACAGCTAAAAGAT